TCTCGCTGTCGGTATAATCCACGGTAAACATATATTTAGCGGGGTAGAACTCACTTCCTACCTTTGCAAGCCAGGGACAGGGTGTAGCTCTATCCATCTGGTACACAGCATGTGTGCGGGACGAACAGTCCCAAGGCTGTGCTGCATGAACAGGCATAGCTTCAGGCCACTCCTCAAACGGAGTATCCCCTACCAACGCTGTAATGGGCATTCGAGCCCACATTGCTCCGCCGTGGACATTGGGTATACCCTCGATGTCCGCTTCGCAGCCAGTGAAAATCACCTGAAAACTCAGGCATCTGTTCGGCATGGTGGTGACGCCAATCGCCATCGCATGTAAAAACTCTCCGTGGTACGCAGTGTGGTTATGTGTGTACTCACGCCGCACCCAGCACTTAAAGTGCGGGATGTTACTTTGTAAAAATGCCATTAATAAGTTTCGATAGGTTTTCCTGAAGAACGAGCCGCACCGAAACCTGCACCACCCATTGCTTCACCTTTGGACATTACTCTGCCGCCCATAGCATAACCTTTAGACATAACCTTGCCACCCATTGCCATGCCTTTGGACTTTACTTTACCACCCATAGCCATGCCTTTGGACTTTACTTTACCGCCCATAGCCATGCCTTTAGCTTTAACTTTACCGCCCATAGCCATGCCTTTCACTTGGACTCTGCCGCCGTTCTTCATCATTTTGAAGTCCGCACCAGATATTTCACCGTCGTTGTTTTTGTCAAGTTTAGCTTGACCACCTATAAGACCACCTTTGTTAAACTCCTCCATACCATCTTCCATCATCTCAAGAAGATTTTTTTGTCTTACTTCAAGAATTTTCATTTCTTTGGCGCTAGTTTTGGGGTTGCCCATTTTTCTATTCAAGTATTCTAATCTTGATAAGACACTACCTGAGTTTGGTCTTTTCATTGTTTCTGCCATTGTTCTTCTCCTATACCATTAGTTCAAAATGTGGGCCGTCAATAAAAGGTCTACGGCCCTGGGTTCTTCTAGTATCAATGTACTCATTCATGGCATCTTCCATAGTACCTTCAAACTGAGCTATGTTTGATATGTGCCATGCGGCTCCCCAGCGTAAAGGGACATCTACTTCCCTAGCAGCTTCAGCCATTGCGTCTGCTAGATCATCGTAAAGGTTTAATTCCCAAGAACCACGACTGCCGATGTAAGCCATGAGGTCAACGGCATATCCTTGAAGGTGCTTAGATTTCATCGTCTGGCTTGCGCCTTTAGCAACAAGTTCTTTCTGCTCATCAAGAGTTCTCATTCCACAGATCACACCAAAGTCTATCTTTGATTTGTGAATAGCTGATTTAACAACCGCAATAAGACGTGGGTCTAAACCCTCTAATCTGGACTCGCTCCGCGAACTTAGTTTGAATGTCATTTTGTTTTCCCCTTGTGGTACAAAACTCCAGTTATCTTATATTTGATCCTGTAGTATAGGTTTATTAACATGGTCATATCTTAACCTCCAAACAGGCTACAGCAATTCCGTTGTGTGTTACCATAATCTCTGCACGTTTTCTATTCTTTTCGCAATCCGCAGCGTTGGTGTACACAGCTAATTGAAAATGTTCTACAGGTTGCCCCGATATTAGCTGCATCCATACCAGTACCCACATCAACGGGAGAACTTCTTTTTCAACCATAGTACAATAGCAAACACCACAAGTCCGTAAACTGTAGCCACGGTGACATCAATTAAATGCTCACGCATGTGGTATATAAACTCTATGCCTGCTTCGACATCGCTACCACCGCCTGTACCAATGTTGATTGTTTTAGTCCCTATTGAGCCTACTGTTTGGCTTATCTCGATATCGTTTTCCATGAGACCCTACTTTGTTTTGTTCTTGCGGGGCTTGTTTTTAGAACCTTTGGGTCTTCCACGTTTAACAGATGCCTTCTGTTCCGTGGACTTGTCCATCAACAACGACCACCAATAAGAGAGCGATAACCATTTCATTTTGTCAATCCTTTTGCCTTTTCTACCGTTCTTAGCCCACCAATTCCGAGCATGCCTCCCAAGACTGTAAGAAGTGTACCCATATCAAACTCAGGTAAATCAGGTAGATCTACCCCAGAGGCTGTTAAAACAAAAACTAGCAGGGGTTGAAGCACGAAGTGGTATCCAAACGCGATTGCACATATCCACCCAACCGCTGGTCGCCAACCCCCCTTGAACAAACTGCCAGAGGCCGCTTCAGCCTTGTTGATCTCTAACTGAGCGAGCAACGCCTGCTGGGCATGGGTATCGGACATGGTCGCTATCTCATGGGCCAGCTTGGCTTTCATGTCCGAGTCAGGGATTACCTTGTCTAAGATCCCAGACACAGGCCCAATCAAAGAAGCAATTAAACTCATTTCTGTGGCTCCCTATCATCATAGCTTATAGACGCTTTCTTCTTATCTGCATTTGCAGAATATGCGTTAAACCCCATGTAGGCAGCGACAACCCCAGATGCCGCGATAACGTAAACAGAGGCTATATCTGTAATTAAAGTTGCAGCTTTGTCAAAACCTAGCACCGAAGCAAAAAGAATAATGAATGGATAGATTAACATCCCGGCCAAGGCAAAACCTGTGAACCTACGCTCTGCATTACGCTTTAAATCTTGGTCGTGTATCTCAAGCCTACGATCTTCAAGCGCAAGTAAGTTCCATTCGGTGCGCTCAATGGTTGAGTTATTGTTTAGATCTGCCTTGTCGAACTCTGTCATTTTTGTTGCCTCGCGTAACTTATAGCAATGTGCCTATCTACAGTTATTATAACTACTTTTCCACGTTTGTCATATACAACGTAGTTTTTCCCTCTTTGTACTAGAATCACTCACCATTTACCTTGCTGATGTCCTACAAAATATATAGTGCCGCCTGTTATAACCAAGCTGATTCCTACAATTATTGTAATAATTATTCCATTAATCAGATTATCTATAGCTTCTTTTTTTGCATAAACTAGCTCTCTTTGTTCTTTGCGTTGTTGTGCCTCAATAGCCACTATCTCTTTCCAAGCAGAAGGCCCGTACACAAAAGAGATATACTCTCTTAGCTCTTCTCGCATTTCTTTTAGTTTTTGTTTCTGCGTCCAGATATCTAGCGCAGTTGCCTGAGTGTTGGAAAACATTTTATAAAGCGGGGGCTTCTGTGCTTTCTTTTCAAGAAAGTCTATATCACTCGCTGCTTTAGCGAATTGGGAAATAGCACCAGTGAAACTAGAAATCTCCTTGCCCACCTCGCAAGCCTTTTTAATTCCCCTATATGCACTTGTGGCGAGTGCAATTGCACTGACAGGATCTAACATAGCGGTAACTCATACGGTTGACGATCTTCTGCTTTAAGAAGAACTTCTTTGTTCCGCTGCTTGTCGTTGGGCGTCAATCCGTTCACGGTTCACGTCAGTGCGATCATCAGCGATTTGCTCTTGAAGTTCTAGTCTAGCAGCATCCGTAACCGCACGTTGCTCGATTTTCATCCCCTCGAGCTCTAATTTCGCTTGGTCAAGTGCTAATTTGTGTTGCGCTTCCGCTTCTTTAATTGACAGTTCCTGCATACGAATATCTACCAGTGGATCTTTCTCCTCGGTATCACTCTTCGCAGAAAGCATCGGTACAAGCTCTTTGGTCAGTTCAGCCTCAATCTGAGCAACTCGAGCCTCAATCTGCTCCGGTGTGAACTGTTGTGGCGGAGCCTGCTGTTGCATCTGTTGTGCCGCCATCTGTTGGGCACTAGCAGGATCAATTGCACCCGCCTGCACCATAAGCTGTAACTGCTGGTTCTGCTGTTGCATCGCCGTTTCTTGCTGCATCATGTTCTCTTCATTCAACGCTTCAATCTCAGCATCCACCATCTCACGAGCCTTCATGCTAATATGTTGGAAGATGTGAGAAAACACAGCCGCCAATACAGGTGGTGCCGTTTGTAGAACCGATAGATCCAGTAGAGATAAATGCGCTTGAATGTGTGCATCATGGTCCTGTTCAGGAGATGCCTGTGGATTCTGCCCATTGATCATCGCACCATTCTCTACGGCTGGATCCTGTGGAGGAGGAGGCGGTGGAGGCGGTGGTAAGATCTCATCTATGTTTTGCACCTCTAACGCCTGATACATCCGTCGATAAGCCGCATGCAGGTTGTGCATCTGCGGGTTAGACTGAGCCAGTTGAAGCTGAGTCTGGGCCAGTGTCACGCGCTGCGCCATCGAAAAGATGTTCGGATCAGAGACTGGGAGGACGTCGATCCTAGCGTCAAAGTCTTCAACCTTAACCTGTTGCGGTGCACCCGTTACTTCGTAAGGATACATCGGTGGTAGGTTTTCGGCGAAGATACGCGCCAGTAACCGGAACTCAGTCTTCTGGGCGTAGTGCAACCGTTTGTGGATTGCGGACATAACCTTCATGCCGCGTTCCAACATAGCAACCGTAGTCCCCACAGGTGTGTCTTGCCCCATGTCTGACACCGACTGATCAGCTAACGCAATGAACCTACGTCCATCGTTAACCAGTCCACCCAGCATTTGTGCCAACGTGCCCGAAGGTTCTTTGTACGGTAGCGGAACAATAGATTCCTTAATGCTACCACCGGGCGCGTCGATGTCTCTCCACTCTCCTGGCTGTAGTGGCTCATCAGAGTTGCGTACACGCACTCCACGGGCCTTAAAACCGGCTGGGAGGTTAGCAAGGGTTCCAGCGTCGATTAGCTGTCGTAGGATGCTTGTAGCGGCTCTACCGAGCCCACCAATCATGTGGATCAAACCAAAGCCATAAAACCCCAGACCTGGAGTAAACTTGTAGTGAACAAAATACGGACGCTTCCGGCGAAGCGGATCATCCATGGAATAGTTTCGACGAACAGAAAGTATCTGCCCAGAGGTGTGATCAATCGTAACAATGTAAGGAAGGCGGATACCAGTGGGCTCCCCCGTTTCCATGTCTATGTCTTCAAAACCTTCGATCTCCAAATCAGCGTGGATCTCAAGAATCGTCAACACATCTTCACTGTAGTTCTTTGACAAGCCCTCAAGCTCGTTTACCTTCTGGCGAACCGTATCCTCTTCAACATCATCCGAAGGCTTTAGGTCAACGTCACGGTACATTCCCGCAACCTGCATCTTACGAACTTCGTTCTCGTCCATCCGTAATACATGCGTTACCCGATTGGCCGTAGTTAAATCAGACGCTGAATACGGAACAACCAAGTCCTGCGCCGGTATAAACTTAGACACCGCCCGTTGCCGAGTCGGATCGTAGTATACTTTCTTGAATGTCGAACCACTCAACGGGAGATAATACAGAAGCTGATCCATATCCGGATCGTACTCTTCCATGACTTCCGTAATCTGGTAGTTCATAAAATCTTTTACGCGAGTGGCCTGTGCCTCCCGCTCTGGGGTCTTGGCCCCCAGTACACCAGTCTTAACTGGGCCACCCGAAGGCAATAACTCTTTGTAAGCCTGCGCTTGGAACTGTGTAACGCTTTCCGCAACCAACGGATGCGTGATTCCAGACGCACCTTGGAACGGAGTTGTGCGCTCGTCCATCTTAATGCCAAGTAAATCTAGCCCCTTGACATACGCTTCTTCCCAATCGGACCTTGATTCTAGGTCATCTTCGTACAAACCACGCAATTCAGTAGATAACTCCCCAAGGTCCCCATCATCTAGAAACTCTGCTAGGTTGGCGTCAAACGGGATCAACTCCTCTTGAGCCATCATCTCTTGTTGCATGTCCATAGGCTGTACAATCGCACCACCCATGCCATCTTCAATAACTTCTGCCCCACCAGGGAACTCCATTGGCGCGTCAATAGAAATTTCTACGTCTGGGAGCCCCGCTGTGTCATCAAGGTTTAACCCCGGTGCGACCATGTTTGGTGGTAATGCCATCAGTAATATTCCCTCTTTTTGGGTCGCCAATCATCCTCGAGGTCGTCTTCCCCCACTAGAGAAATGAACCCACCTCTACGAAAACGCATCAGTGCTAACGTCATACTATCACAAAAGTCGTCGTTGTCACCATTAGGAAACGAAACTACTTCCTCAATTACATCATCCGCGAAAGATTTGTCTTCCGGTGCCCATACCATACCCGCTTCAAACAACGGTGCAACCATGTGCATTCTCGTTACCTTATCACTTCCTTTGCCCGGTGAGAAGCCCAATGCTGGAATGCCACGAAGCCGCAACTCGTCAATGAGTGGTGTACCTGTCGCTTTCGCTTCGACCAACACCATATCCGGTTCCCAATACTCGTATTCCTCAAAGGCAACCTCCTTTAATTCAGGGAAATTCCACCTCCCGCGCTGGGCATCCAACAAAACAACGTGGTCCGCGCCCCCTTCTTCGGGTTGAAACACACCCCAAGTCGTAATCGCAGAGTAGTCAGCCGTTTGTTTCTTGGAAAACGCCGTATCATACGACTGAAGTATGTACTTGAGGGGCGGAATCTTGGGTTTGTCCCATATCTTCCACCATTCGCGCTTGATTATTGCAGATTCCGAGGATGTAGGCTGCTGTTGCCACT